GAGCTCTTTGCCTTTCAGGGGCTTCTTAGCAAGGTCCTCCAAGATTTCATCCATGGCTTTGCCGGAATAAACTGCCCCCAGAGGCTTGGCCCCAAACCCTTTCAACAATCCCTCAAACCCAAATTGAGCTTTCAGGGCAGCTTCAGTGTGTTTAAAGGCATCAGTATTACGGACGTTTATAGTCTTTATTAAAGACTGGGCTGTCTGGACTCCAAGCCCCTTTCCAACAAGGCCCAGAATTTCGGTTGCGGACATCGGAGGTTGGTTAAGGTCATTTTCCCGTAGTAGAATTTTTGCCAATACCTTGGGGTCTGTTTCAGAATAAGGATCTCTTTCCTCTTTTTGGATAGCCGCAACCCGCTTTTCAATCAGGGTATGGAAAAAGGCTTTACTGCCTCCCCCTGTTGGTTCCAGAGCAGAGCTATCCACTTCAGAATGGGTTAAGGGGTTGCTGGAATCATAAGCTCGGGTAATAAAGTCATCTTGAGTTTCGTTTATCTCTGCATCTATTACCTCTTTTTCCTGTGCTTCCCGGAATGCCATTTCACGGTCATAGGAGGTTATTAGGGAACTCTTCTCTCCAGCAGATAAGTGGGTAGCCTTAATAATTTGGAGAGCTTCTGCGTGACTCTCAGAGGCCATAACATCATTCCAGGCTTCCTGTATGTCTATTTTCTTTAGAGCTTGTATTTTGGCTTTTTCTCCTGTTATAGGATCAAGATATCCCCCTTCGATTGCTGTATCTGTGGACTCCTCAACAAAATCTTTATCTCCCCTTTTGGTAGCCATGGCAAGGTCTTCCCAATACTGTCCTTCCATTTGCCTGATAAGGCCCTTGTTGGCTGTCCTACCTATTTCAAACCGGGTTCCTATAAGCTCCCGTGCAGTGAAGTTATCAAAGTCCTGGAGATTCCCTTTGTAGTTTTTCTTGATCGTGCCATGTAGCTTCTTTTGGAATGCCTCAAACCGGGTTCCATAGGTATCATAATCTGTGTCCCCATCAAGCTCTAAAATAAAGTCATTGACTCCCTGTCTCCAGGAATTCTGGGCACGCATGAGTTCAGATTTCTGACGAGCTTTTACCAAACTTGTGGCAAATTGGGTTGAAACTTGTTGAGCTTTTTGGGCAAAAGCAGAAGCGGCCCTGGCCCCTTGTGTCATGGATTCCGGAGAAACCTGGGGAAGGGGTGTTGCGGTTACAGGCTCTTGGCTGAAATATCTACCTATTCTTGGCATAATTAACCTCCTCCACCACCGACACTGCCACCCCCGCCACCCCCATACATACTTGTGGCACTAGAAGCGGCTCCCAGAAGAGATGTTCCTGCTCCATACCACCCTGCGGCCTTAGCCTGGCGTGCTTTCATCCGGCTTGATTCTGCCTGAGACTGGTATGCTTGTGTTTGTGTAAGTCCCCGATACTCAATAAGGAGAGCATCCAACTCCCCCTCTGCGGCTGTATCTTCCATGACAAGAAGAGGGGAGCCCTCAAAGGTTACTCCGGCCTTTCCATATAAGGCCCTTTGTCGGCTTGACAGTCTCTGCGTCTCTCGTCGCTTTCTTGCAGCTTCTACTTCAGCCACAGCTTTAGCAGTTTTGGCATTACGTTCAGCAACTTGGGCGTTATATTTATTCCAGTCAGATTGAGATTTCCCTTGCTTGACGGAGGCGTATGCCCCGAATCCTGCGGCTGCTACTGTTATTGCTATTATTGCGGCTGTCGCCATTATTCCGTCCTCGCATAAAGAATTGCATCACACTTGTCCGGATAATACATTTTCATGTACCCTTCTTCCTTAAATCCCAATCTATGAAGGAACGTGTGAGCAATGGGAAAATCTACTCTGGCATGGGCCTGCACCCTGTGAAACTTTACCTCGTGCAGTTTCTTCAGTATTTCCTTGCAAACCCCTATTTCGTGCCCAACAGTCCCCTCTCCCAGAAGTAGCCAGGCTTCCCCAACCCCTTCCCACATCTCCCTGACACCTCCGCAAGCTACAACGGTATCAGTATCATTAACAGCCGACCAAGCTTCCGGGCCTTCATTAATCTTTGCCCACTCGTCAAAGTCTTTACAATTTTGTAGATAGCCTTCCACTTCCCTGAGAAGGATTTTCCGTGCGTGTCCTGCTCTGTAAGGTATTAGTTTCACATCGTATCCATAGTTTTAAGTTTTGGGAAAAGAGCCACAACCATTGCAGGATAAGGCTCCTTCACCATCAAGGTAATATCCCCCTCAGTATCAAAACTTCCAGGGTAAACACTAATTCTTTTGTCCCCGGTAAAAGCTGGGATTGGGGCATCAGCAGGATCTTCGTCTCCCCGGAAAGCTATTTCTTGCCAAGCATCATCTGCGGCCTTAATCCAACACGTCTGAGTGTTTTGGAACCGGATCATGAGTTCATGAATCCTTTTTATTTTCCCTTGGGCTGTTCCTGCTTGTGCCCCAGCTTCAATGTTCATTGGCTGGAGAGTAGAGACATATTGGAGACCGGCAACAAGTTCTCCCACATAAGCAGACAAAGAGAAAGTTCCGGCAGCACTGACTGTCACGGCAGGGAGAACACATCCATCCCCAAGAAGGTGTATAGACTCCCCTGCCAAGTGTTCAGCATCTGAGAAATCTATAGCCACAACCTCAGCAGTTCCCCCACTTGTGTAAGCCTCAAAGCCAGAAGAGTTGACGTAAGCCCCAGCAGAATCCTTTATTTTGAAGGTATCCCCAGACGTATCCGAGACGGTAAAGACACACTCGTTTACTTCTGTCATACCTGCAACATTGACAATTCTGACGTGTTCACCATTATCACAGTAATTGTCAGGAGCTGTGACAACTGCCTGAGAAGCCTTGGTAATTCCAGTAATAGCAACACTGCCTTCTCCAGACCAAGTAAGGTAAGAATCCAGATACTGGTTTCCAAACCTTTCCATGTATAATCTGGGAGAATCATTTATCGTGCGTTCCACCAATAACCAAACTTCATCATCTCCAGAACTTGTGATAACTGCTACATCCTTAACTTCCCCATCTGTTACTTGGCGACTCCAACCCACAACATTTTGGTTTCTCTCGTAGACCATATTCAGGAGAACACCATCTTCCCGAACAGCCCAAAGAAAGGCGTAGGGCTCTTGTTGGTAAGCTATCCTCTGGATACCACCAGTAGTGATATGTTCAGACAAGACAGTAAGATCAGGAGCCACGTAGCCGTCTTTCTCAAAGTTGTAGACAAGCTCCCGAATCTTGGTTCCACCACGTTGGAGAAAGAGAACAACATCATTAACCAAAAGGGCCTGGAGGTTTGCAGATCCCCAGGTTGACTCTCTTTTGATACTTACATTGGAAGGCGTGATAGGCTCATCAGTGCCCGAGGAGCGCATTACCCACTCGCCCCCTTTTGTTCCAAGTAAGAGTTTATCCATGGGAACAAGCCACTGGATAGGGTTGACCCCTTTGGCAGCGATTGTATAAACGAAAGCATCATCATCGTTTGGCCCTGCCCCCATGTTTTCGTAATCTCCAACCTTGGAGCCAAAGATAGTTTGAGGCTTTTCGTTGGTGGCTGCCCAGATCAGGCGCTCCTCAAAGAACTCCACAGAAGAGGGGTAGTGGTCGGCTTCTTCAAATAGTTCAGACCAGATACCTGTATACCCGCCACTCGTATAAGTAGTGTACCCCGTACCGTCTATTCCTTGGAGTTCAAAGGTATTCTCAGTTCGATTAGCGACAGTGAAATTCTTGTCATTAATTTCAGTCATCCCACCGGCACCAACAATCCTTACCCGATCTCCATTTGCAAACCCATGAGCACCCAAAGTTATAACAACAGGATTAGCTTTTGTCGCCGCTGTTATTGGGTGACGGATCTTCCAAGCGTTGCCGCTACCAGTATAGGCTCCGAAAGCAGAACCATCAACGTCTCTTAGTTTGAAAGAGTCGTCTGCACGTCCTGTTATTATCTGATAACCGTTGATATCAGTCATACCAGCAACGGCCCCAATGACAATTTGATCTTCATTCTCAAAGTTGTGTTGGGGGCAATAGACTTTAACGGGGTCCGTCTTATCTGCCCCAGTTATGTTTTTGGTTGGGGAGCCCAAGAAGGTTATCGTTGCCAACTCCCAATCATCATGGTCATATCTCAGCAATTTCCGGGGAGCATAATCTGGGTGAGCAATGTACAAAATATCAGCAGATTATAGAATCGAATCTGCTTCTCTGTGAATTCCAGGATATATGCTTGGACAGTGGAGAATTCAAAGCTTATAAGAACAGCAAGGGGATTGACTTCCATAACGGAAAAGTCGTCAATTACTCCGGCAAAGTCGTCAGCTTTCAGGAAACCAACATGGTCATCGTCACCCCCAAAGGTTGCCCTTTCGGTAAAAGTAGCAGCAGTGGAACGGGCAGTCAGGAGCGTTCCCCCAAGGCAGGCTTGAACGGAGCCAGCAGTTACAGAATCTATGGTGTAAGTGACAAGGTATTCTCTGCCCTCAATGCAGTCACTTGATCGGTAAAGGGCACTCTCAGTCCCGGCAGTAGCAGTAGCAACTCCGGTCCCAATAGTCCATTCTGCCCCTTGTGTCCAGCCGGTGTCAGCAGCAAAATCACCATTAGTGACTTGATCTCTACCAAAGACTTCGTTTATGTATTCGGTTCCTGCTCTTCGTTGGGCAGGGCCATGGGGAAGGGGAATAAAGTTCTCAAGAGTTTTGCAGCCATTGAAATATTTCTGGAGGTCTACTCTGCCATAAAGAGAGGGAGACAATTCTCCGGCATTAAACGAGCAGAGAATGGGGTTGGCTAAGCTCATGTCATATCAACCGGGCATTCAACCATGTGGAAGTGTTTAGCACATCCGGGGAACCCTCTTGACTGTCCGCAGACCGGGCCTCACTGAGGGCCGCTATATATTTCTTCTCCACCCTGTCACGCACTGCGGAAGACTGAGTTACCGGGTATGCCAAACAGTGCGCAAGCTTTGCTGCAATAACAGCCACTATCAGAGGGTCAAACTCTGCCGGATTGACAATTCTTTTGATGAATTCCAGGTCCACAGAAGCTTGGTCAGTTAGCAGTTTTCTCCCTTCTACTTTGAATATATATCCGGCATCTTCATTAATCCGTAATGCCCTGAGACAGTAAGGGGCTGCCGGAAGCGTGTATTGGTATGAGAAACCAAAAACAGGAGCAGCAGAGAGGGCTGCAAGGCTTGCCCGAGCATAGGCACAGTTCCAGGGATGACACCTCAAAACTTGGTCTACTGTTATCGAAAGAAATTCCGAGCATAGTTGGGAATTCTTATTCGCCAAGCCCAGGTCTGTTATCCGGGTGGCCCCCAGTTCAGAGAGGGCCATATTGCAGATAGAGACAAAAGAGGCCATTAGCCACTAACCGGAGGGGTGTAACCGAATAGCCTGTCCAGGGACTTTATTACCATGTCATCCCATTCCTGATTGTGATCATCAATGGCTTTCAGCAACATGCTCCTGAGAACTTCCTGGTAGGCCATACACATTAATTTGTTCATTGCAAGTAATTTCATTTTCTATTCCTCAAAATTGGGGGAGAGGAGTTTCCCCTCCCCACAGTAGTTTACGGTGCAATTTGAAGGTAAACAAAACCAGTATCGGTATCGTCAGTCACCAGACCACTCTGACCAACACGAGCTTCGTGTGCAGTAGTAGTCTCCACATCATCTACCGCTCCAGCAACAGAAGCCCCACGTACAATATCCAAGCCCATGGCAATGGCACTGTCCACTAACACATTGGCAATGCCCCAAGTCTGGAGCCAGAAATAGTAACTGGCCGTCACGACCGTAGGACACACTCCAAGGGCTAAACCTGTAGGGGAAGCCGGAGCTTGGATTACCGACTTATACTGATTAGCCATAAGAGCGAGCTTGGAGCTGGTGGTAATAGCCCTCTTCAAAGGGTCATACAGAGTCAGGATAATGTTGGTGGCTGACAGTGGGTGACTCTTGATAAGATACAAGTCCCCCATTGCGTTAGCCGCATCACCATCCGTGATAGCTGCCCAACCATCTTGAAACGTGTTAGCAGGCTGCTCGGTGGTGTCAATAGCCGCAGTGATCTTGTAGGTCCCGGCAGCGGCAGCCGCAGGGGTAAGGTCATGCTGAACCGTGGTTAAGGCTCCACCCAGGGCAGCAGACTGGACCAGATCACCGCAGACCAGGGCAACCGCCGCAGCCTTGGCATAGTGAAATGTCCTACCGCAATATCTACGGTAGCGAGTACCCAACGGGTATTGCTTGGTTGAAGAGATACTCCCTGTTAAAATTGCTTAATCCAATATCCATAATAATTCTCCTTATTAGGCAAGGCAGATATGCGTTCTTGCACCCCCCGGCATATCAGCGGGGGAGGAGGTGGCTAATCTTCTTGGCATAACAACTCAACAACCTTTACTTCTTCCATACGGGTTGCACCGATGGATTGGGAGTAAAAGACCTGAGTTGAGTAATTCTTGTCGGGCCTTTTATCAATCTTTCCAACAGGATTCTGGCCTATAGCCATTAATACCCCATCCTGTGCCCAAGCAAAACAACTTCGGTCCCCAGACCCCCCACCAGTAGTGGTCCTATTAAGAGGCAACTTCTCAGATTGGAGGAACTTGAACCCCAAGTAGGTATCAATCTCCCCCTTAACGAGGGCCTTGACCGTGTTGTAGTCAGAGCTCTTGACATCAGTGATAACCAAAAGGTCCGAAAGGACATTGGCACTACAAGAAAAATATCGAGGTATGGATTTATCAA